TTATAATTCACTATTTGCTATTTTGTTTGCATTTTGAAGTGTTCTCAACTTGAATAGTTCCTTTCCTAATTTGTCACTTATAAATATGATTCTATTTTCCTTATTTTTGGTAGTGCCAAATTTTTTTCTTTTTTGATCATACGACTTTGTAATTGATAATGTTTTAAGCTTTTTGTCATAATCATTCCAATTGAGTGCGTTTGCCTCACCGATTCGTATACCTGTTTCTATAAGTGTTCTAAATAAGAAATATTGATAAATATCCCGCTTTTTAACCATTTCTAAAAAAAGATTAATTTTATCGCTAGGTAAATATTTAGCTTTAACCTTTTCTTTTAAATTTTTATGTTGTAATGAAATACCATCACATGGATTAAAATAAATGATTCTATCATATTTAGCACGTTCCATTGCACGTTTCATCAAATGATGTGTTTTTGAGAGCGTTGATTTACTGTAGCCACGTTGAATTAAAGTGTTTATGAATTTTTGGTGCATCGATGGTGTAATATTTTTAATGTTTATATTAGGGTCATAGATGTCTAATAATCGTTTTTTTGAATATAATTCAATATTATAGGTGCTATCGTTAACCTTATCTTTTCGCCAAGTCTCTAAGTAATAGTCGAGCCATTTTTCAAGTGTATAATTCATGTTTTCCTTATAACCATTTTTAATATTTAACTCAACTTCTAAAGCTGCTTTTTTTGCTTCCGCTTTTGTTCTAAACCCAGATTTACTTATAATTTTTTTTGTTCCCAATGAATCTTTATATTGAACTTTATACCGCCATTTATTGCCTCTTTTTTCAAATGATGCCATATTGGTTACCTCCCTAAAATAAATGAAAGGGCAGGAATTCTGCCCAATTAAATTATTTGTCTAAGTGGTCGATTGCGTATTGTGCTTCTGAAGGTGTAAATCGTCCTCCGTATTCTGAAATTAATTGATCATAAATTTCTCTAGTAGACATATTCAAACTTTTGGCATATGATTTAGCACTTTCTAATGCGTTTTTATTATAGTCAGCTTTTAAATGATTTATTGCGTATTGCGCATCATCTTTTGGAAATTTGCCTCCATATTCCGAAATTAATTGATGATATATATCTTGTTTTGATAAATGTAAGTGTTCTGAATAAAACTCTGCTTGTTTTAAAGCTGATTTTTGGTCACGTGTCATACTATCATCTATGCTAGAACTAGAGCTTGTAGTTGAACTATCAGATGTTCCTTTTGTAATCGTGTCAAACGATTCTTGATATTTACCACTTGTTTGTTCTTTTGCTTTTTCGTGATTCTCTTCATCTTTATCAGTGATACTGTCAGATTTATCGCTTTCACTACTTGAATCTAAATTCGCTACATAAGGTTTAATCATCTGAACTTGTCCAATATAAGTTATACTAGCTAAAGCAATAACCGCTATAACTACAGTAATAATTGTCCTAACTAAAGACGGCCATTTGCTGAATTTCCACATTAAAAATAAGCCTAAAGGAAATAGGAATAAAAGTGATAAAACAATACACCACTCTTGTTTGTACCATGATGTTGATTCTTGTTGCATTTAAACGCCTCCTAAATAATTTCTTGATGAATACTTAACACATCGGTTTTGAACATATTGAGAAAATGTAAATCTGAGTACTTAACTTTATAGAAGTATATTGTTAGTAAGATGTCTGTTACAGGCACTTTAAAATAAGCGCTTAACTGAGGTATGGTTTTGCAGTCATGTAGATATATCGCTTGTTTAATTTGATTTAAGGGGATTAATAATTCAAAATCATGACAATGACAGTGATATAAAGACATGGGTTCTTTAATTTCACTCGTTGATGTAGATGATGATAAATTCTTATTAATATATAAATCATTACCTATAATCAGACATTCTAATTTATCCGGCATCTCAATATATTTAATCTTTATATCATCCATCAACTCCTTGTATTGATGCATAATTTCACTCCTTTATTAAATTTTGATTTATATTTCGGTTGTTATCATCTCCAATTAACAGAAGTTTAATTATGCATAATTTGATATATAAAAAAAGAAAGACGTAGTAATACTAATACAATGATTAGTAAAATGAGCGTCTTTCTTTATTTATCGCTATTTGAATTTGTATTTCTTTTACTTTTAATATATTCGATGAAGTTCACGATTTCTTTCATCTCTTCATCTGTGACATCATCTTTTATATGTGCTGCGATGATTTGTTCATTTTGATTTAAATGACGTTCCTCATCAGTAGGACGTTTAGGTGATACATCATAACCCAACAGCCAAGCTTCGCTAACATCTAGAACTTTAGATAAAACATAAAGTTTCTTTTGTCCAGGGCTAGTTTTACCATTTACATATTGGCTTAAATCGGTTTTGGTTATTTTAGCACCGTTATCACTTAGTAATTTAGATTTATTTATAATGTCTATTTGTTTCATTTGTTTATCTAACATTGCTTTCTTCAATCTAGAACTAAATGATTCTTTCATTTTAAGAAACCTCCAATGCAACTTATAGATAAATTATAGACAATTTTGAACAAAAGTTCAATAACTACATTCAAAAAATATGAACAAAAGTATTGCGTATTAATTTTTAATGTGATAAATTAAGTTCATAAAGTTCAAAAAAATTGAACTAAAAAGGAGGGGTATTTATGCGTTTTGATTATTCAAGTTTAAATGGGAAAATAGTTGAGAAATTTGGTAGCAGATATAGCTTTGCTCATGCAATGCAATTGTCGGAAAGGAGTATATCGTTAAAACTTAATAATAAAGTTGGTTGGAAAGACAGAGAAATATTTAAAGCTGTAAACTTGTTAGAAATTAAAGAGTCAGAGATTCCAATTTATTTTTTTAACACAGAAGTTCAATAGAATTGAATTATAAAGGAGTGAAAAACATGCTAAATATTCAACTGAATGAAGCAATGATTAACGATTTAGTACAAAAGAAAGTTGATGAAATCTTAAGTACCTACAAGAGGCAAGTTGCAACTGTAGATATTAAAGATTTAGTGGAGATTACTGGTTTAAGTAAAGCAACGCTAATACAAAAGATAGTCTATGAACCTGAAATTGTAGCAGTGACAAGACGAGTAGGCACTAGAGTGTTATACCTTTATCCGCAAGTATTAGAGGCTTATCAAACGCTAATCAATCGAATTGGAGGACATTAACCACATGAGTAATAGTCAATTATTCAAAAACGAAACAGAACGAGCTGATTGTATGAAAAAAATTCTAAATGATCAACTGAAAATAAAACTAGAGAACGAGAAAGTTATACAAATTAAGGATTTAAAAGGTGTGAGATGAAGAAAAATAAATTAATAGGAGGAATGATAAATGGTTTGGTTAATCGTAAGTATTTTAGCAATGATTCTTTCAATCGTGTCAATAGCAATAAATTTAAATAATAAAGAATCAAGGAGGAAATTCAAATGGAAGAACCACAAAATCGTTTGAACAAAATTTTAGAAGGTATCAATGGCATGCCCAAATATGAATGGGACAGAATTGTGCAAGAAGTTGAAAGAGTATACAGCCATATGACCGTCAAGGTGGAGCTTGACAGTCACAGCTGTGAAGTACTTAAGAAATCACTTAGTTAAAACTTGGATGAAACTTGGATGAATACGGTAGTGAACATTATCAATCTCAATATTGATGTAATCGTAATCAAACAGTGTATCGATTTTTTCTTTATACCAATGATTTACATCGTTATATGAGTTATCGATAATTACGTTTTCTGTATTAGACAAATTAACCCATTCACCAAGTAAACAAGCGTAAACGTTTTTCATATCTATCACCTCCTTCCATTAGGAGATATCTAAATTATACACGAAAGGAGCAAAAACAATTTGCAAGAATTACAAACATTTAATTTTGAAGAATTACCAGTAAGGACATTAGAAGTTGACGGCGAACCATATTTTATAGGAAAAGATGTTGCTGACATTTTAGGTTACACAAATTCAAGAAAAACTTTATCTGACCATGTAGATGAGGAAGATAAGCTGACGTCACGAATCGTTACGTCAGGTCAAAACAGAAATGTAACGATCATCAACGAATCTGGATTATACAGTTTAATCTTTTCTAGCAAATTAGAAAATGCGAAAAGGTTCAAACGTTGGGTAACTTCGGAAGTTTTACCATCACTAAGAAGAACAGGAACATACCAAACAAAACCATTAACTACATCGGAACAAATTCAATTAATAGCACAGGGCAACACAGAATTAGATGAACGTGTTACTAAAATCGAAGAAACATATCCAATTATGCATGGAGAAGCGAAACATATTCAAAGGTTAGTTGCTCAAAAAGTTGCGGAAATTGTGAGAAACAAATTTAACGGTTTCTACGACCAGGTATCAAGAAAGTTATTCGCTGAAATATATAAAAGTATTAAAAAAATTTTCGACGTACCGAGTTACAACTGTATACCTCGAGGACGATATCAAGAAGCGATTAGATTTGTAGAGAGATGGCAACCATCATATGAAACAACGTACCAATTAGAAATGAAATTAACAGAATAGGTAGGGGTCACAATGAGTGAAGAAATGGCAACTTATTAGTTTAACAAAATGTATCAACTAGGAATTATTCACGAAGTATTAAGGCAGGGAGGATGCGAATGTCTAACACATATAAAAGTTACATCATAGCAGTAATGTGTATAACAATTTTAGCAATTTGTTTAATGCCATTTTTGTACTTCACAACAGCATGGGTAATTGCTGCAAGTACTGGCATTGCAATATTCATTTTCTATGATGAGTATTTTTTTAGAGAATAAAAAAACTGACTGCTAACGACAATTAGCAATCAGAAATTAAAAAACAATTAACAAATAAAGTATATCAATTTTGGGGGAAGACAACAATGAAAAATGAATTTAAAAACATGAGCAGACAAGAATTAAGAGATTTATTGGCTGAAAAGAATGGAGAATTGTTTGAATTAGTGAATGAAATCAATAAAGAAACTGAATTTGACGCTTTACTTTTTTCAACTGTAGGGGTTAGTAATGGACATACTACATCATCGTCACATTGTGCGCTTGGGGATATTGCAGGTCTTGCTAATTTATTGAATAACGTAAATGATTACCACGATATCGCAAATGTTATCGAAATGTATAAATTAAAAAAATTTTTAGGTATAGATGACGACAAGGATGATGATAACAATGAAGAATGATGCTAATGAAAAGATGTTTGTTCTATATCAACAACTATTTGATGAGTTTAAGAAAACGAATGAAAACTGCTTGTTGGAAATCGAACAGACACCAACCTCACAGATTATTATTAATTTTTTACATTATCACGATAGTTATAAAACAAATAACAAGTTGTTACAGATATTAGAAGTATATCCAGAGTCACATGAACGGATGAAGAACTATATTATATCGGTAATGCGTGGGCAGATATTAGTTAAGAAAGGTGTTTAGTTTTATGAATGAATTACAAGCACGAGAACTAGAAACATTTGAACAAGATGACCGGTTTCAAGTCACAGATTTAAATAGCGCTAACTGGGTTTTTAAAAAGTTAGACGCAATTACAACAAAAGAGAATGAAATTAATGAACTGGCAAGCAGTGAAATCGAACGTATAAATTTATGGCGCGATAAAGAAATTGAGAAATTACAAAGTAATAAGGAATACCTTCAAAGTCTTGTGATTGAGTATTTCAGAATTGAAAAAGAGAAAGATAAAAAATTTAAGTTAAATACGCCATACGGCAAAGTAACCTCTCGAAAAGGGGCAAAAGTGATACAAGTTAGTAACGAAAACAAAGTTATTGAACAGCTTGAACAACGTGGACTGAATGACTATGTAAAATTGACAAAAAAACTTAGTCAATCAGAGATTAAGAAAGATTTCAATGTAACTGAAAATGGCACGTTGATTGATGTGAATGGCGAGATTTTAGAGGGCGTTAGAATTATCGAAAAACCAACATCTTACACAGTTAAGGTGGGAGAATAGATGGCTGGAAAAACTATTCAAGGCGTCGATATCTTAAGGCAACTAGGTGTGAAAGATATCAGCAAACAAAATGCTAATAAGTTTTATAAATTCGCTATTTACGGAAGATTCGGGACTGGTAAAACTACATTTTTAACCAAAGATAATAATGCTTTAGTACTAGATATAAACGAAGATGGGACAACGGTAACTGAAGATGGTGCAGTTGTACAAATCAAAAATTATGAGCATTTTAGGACAGTAATTCAATTATTACCAAAAGTTATAGAACAGCTTAGGGAAAATGGCAAACAAATCGATGTTGTAGTAATAGAGACTATTCAGAAGTTGAGAGATATTACGATTGAGAATGTTATGAAAGGTAAGATTAAAAAACCGACATTTAATGATTGGGGCGAGTGTGCTTCGCGAATTGTAAGTATTTATCGATATATTTCTAAATTACAAGAGGAGTACCAATTTCATCTTGCTATAAGCGGGCATGAGGGCATCAATAAAGATAAAGATGATGAGGGTAGCACTATCAATCCAACAATCACTATAGAGGCACAAGATCAAATTAGAAAAGCAATTATTAGCCAATCTGACGTGTTAGCAAGAATGACAATTGAAGAGAATGAACAAGACGGCGAAAAATCTTATCAATATGTACTTAACGCAGAACCATCAGATTTATTTGAGACTAAGATAAGACATGCTAGCAATATAACAATTTCAAGTAAAAAATTCGTTAATCCTAGTATTAATGATGTAGTTCAAGCAATCAGAAATGGAAACTAGAAATTAACTAAAGGCGGTAAAAAATCATGAAAATTAGAGGTAGAGCACTATACATTCAAGAAACTAATCAAGAGGCATTCATGAAAGGCGGGGAGTTTTTAGGCGCTGGAGAATTCACAGTGAAAGTTGCAAATGTCGAGTTTAACGACAGAGAAAACAGATACTTCACAATTATTTTTGAAAACAACGAAGGTAAACAATACAAACACAACCAATTTGTCCCACCATTCCAACAAGATTTTCAAGAAAAACAATATATCGAGTTACTTAGTAGATTAGGAATTAAATTGAACTTACCTGATTTAACTTTTGACACTAATCAATTAATTAACAAAATCGGTACTATTGTACTTAAAAATAAGTTTAACGAGGAACAAGGTAAATACTTTGTAAGACTTTCATATGTAAAAGTTTGGAATAAGGGCGATGAAGTAGTTAATAAACCAGAACCTAAAACTGATGAGATGAAACAAATAGAACAGCAAGCAAATGGGAAACAGACGCCAATGAGCCAGCAAAGTAACTTGTTTGCTAATGCACCTATAGAAATAAATGACAATGATTTACCGTTCTAGGACGTGGTTTAAATGGCTGGCTGGATAAAAATACATCGTAAAATTATAGACCATTGGATTTGGACGGATTCTAAGAGACTAAAATGGTGGATGGATTTATTACTATTAACCAATCATTCAGATAAAAAGGTAATGTTAGGTGGGAAATTAGTTGTTTTAAAGCGTGGTTCTTTTCATACATCAGAATTAAAATTATCTGAACGATGGAACGTATCTAGAAACACAGTTAGAAATTATTTGAATGCGTTAGAAAAAGACACCATGATAACCACTAAAAAGACAAAAAACGGAACAACTATAATAGTGCATAACTACGGTATTTATCAAGATAATGATGATTATAAAAAACAAAAGACTGAACAACTAAGTGAACAACAGTGTGAACAACAGAGTGAACAAAAGAAAGACAACAGACTGAACAGAACAATGAACAAGACTAAAGAATTAAAGAATATAAAGAATGATAAGAATGTGAAGAATATGAAGAAGGAGAAGAAGAATTATAAAGTCTTCGACTTCTTTCAAGAAAATGGATTTGGATTTATCACTCAGTATATTCTTGAAGACATAAATTATTATCTAGATGCTTTTTGTCAAGATTCGGATGAAATTTTGATTGCTGCACTGAAGATAGCTAAAGACAGAAATAAAGTTAATTGGGGTTACGCTAAAAGTATTTTAAATTCTTGGTTACAAATGAATTTAAGCAACTACGATCAAATTAAAGCTTATGAAGCTCAATATAAAGCCACGAAAAAAATGCAGAATAAGCAAAAAGAAAATTATAAGTCTAAAGAAAAAACGCCAAGTTGGTTAACCAATCAAAATCAAAATACAGCTGTCGAAGTTGATGAAGAATTTGAAAAAGACAGGGCTGAATTTTTAAAAAAATTAAATGCTCATTGGGGTGATTAGGTGTTAAGACAAAATAATATTTGTGACGATGCATCAACAAATCGACAATATACGCTTAGAAAAAATAAAAGTCTGATTAAACAATTTTTCGACAGCAAACAATATTTATACCAAGCAGATAGAAAAGTTGCTCATGTTCATGTAGTGAATGACATATATCTTATTCACGGTCATCACAAAACGATGTTTAAAGGCGTGAAAAAGAAATTCAATAACAAATTAGAATTTGCTAGCTACATTGAAAGTAACGAATTGTATTTCGAAAAGGCAAAACAACTCAGTTTGTTTTAAGGAGGAGCAAGAAGATGAAAAAATTTAATGTTCAAATCACATATACTGGCATGATTGAAGAGACTATCGAGGCTGAAAGTTTAGACGAAGCAGAAAATGAGGCGCATGATTTTGCGAGAATGGAAGTGCCATTTGATTGTGATGAATATGAAATTAATGTAGAGGAGGAATATGAATAATGAAAACATATCCAGCATTAGCATTTGAACATAAAGACGAATCAGGCGTATACATTGGTGAATTTGAAGGGTGGTGCCAAGATTTAGATGAGGCAATACTATTTGCAAATAAAGACGGAAGTAAACCGGATAAAAAGAAAGCTAAAGAAATCTTTTTGAGGGAAGAAAAAAATTTGAGTGATATCTTAAAGGAACGTTACGGAGAAGATGCAATTCAAAATTACAGACCAAGTGAATGGTTTAAAACATGTAATTTAGTAGATGTTGAAATTAGTGAAGAAAAATTTAAGGAGTTGCTTAATAATGACTAATTCATTAACTATTGATGAATTAATTGGAAAAGTAGAACAATGGAGTGTTGACCGTAATATAAATCATGCAAGTCCCTTAAAGCAGTTTGATAAGTTGGTCGAAGAACATGGAGAACTAGTACGAGGATTAAATAAACAAGATATGCAATTAATTAAAGATAGTATAGGTGACATGTTTGTTGTATTAATAATCATGATGCAACAAATTAAAGGCAATATTAAATTAGCGTTAAGCCTATCTGATTTCGGTGAAGGTGAGGTTAATACTTTAAATTATATTAAATCACTATTTTACTTAGGTGAAAAACTAGAAGATTTTATGTCTGATAATAATAATGGCAATTTGTTTAGTGAAATTCAAACATTGATTACAAACATTACCTATTTACTTAAAGAAACGGCATATAAAAATAGTTCCGATTTAAGAACATGTTTAGCACTTGCCTATGATGAAATCAAAAACAGGAAAGGCGAAATGATTGATGGTAAATTCGTAAAAGACTCAGATTTAAATTGCGATTAAAATGCTACTAAGATTTGATGAGGTGTTGCAAAAATGAAGTCAATAGAGTTTGCAAGTAACGTGCAAGTGATATAACCCCGAAATATAAGCAGAATTTAAGTGAAATGCAAGTAACATGCAAGTGAAAGAGGTGTCGAGTAAGTGGCACAATACTTAATCACAACATTCAAAGATTCTACAGGACGTAAACATACACACATAACTAGAGCTAAGAGCAATCAAAGATTTAATGAGGTGTTGCAAAAGTGAAATCAATAGCAACCATAGAAGCGGAACAGTATTTATATGATTCACTGATCATAGACAAAATGGGAATGTGTGGATGTCATGAGGTAGTCATTGGGCGTAAGCCTCTCACACATGGGCGTGAAATCGTGGACTTTTTAACCTATGATACTAGAAATATTTTTAGGGCATATGAAATTAAAGTATCAAAAGCAGATTTAAAGAGTTCAGCTAAATTGTCTTTTGTAGGTCATTATAATTACTTAGTTTTACCGAGAAACCTATATGAAGAAGTAAAATACACAGATTTGAGTTCAATTCTTAAACAAGAAAATGTAGGCATTGTCATTATAGGTGAGGGCATTATACGTAAATCTGGTAGAAAAACATTAACAATGGGAGATAACGTTATGCTCATGGATAGTTTGAACTGCGCGTTAAATAGAGAGAATGTAAAGATTAGAAGAGGAAAGAGGTTATCATGAATGATTTTATTAAACTTAACATTTATGATTTTGACAATAATTTTATTTTATACATGCAAATATATCGTTAATAAATATATCAGAATGATTGCAATTCTATTATTTACTGTTTGTTTAAGTCTCGCAATCACATTAGGATTTGGATTTAATTTTATCGAGTATATATTAACAATATTTTTAATAATTATATTTATCGAATTAATAGAACTCGATATTTATTTAAAACGTAATTAGCCATTAGACTTTTTATTAATGCTTACATCGAGGAGATACATCATGAAAGACTTGCTAATTGAATATAGGAAAACGAGACTTTGCGTACTCAATAAAATAAAATCACTTGAATATAAAGTAGATGAAGAGGATAAATTAAGTAATTACAAAGATATATTAAAAGACATTGATTATACAATTGAATGGTTAAAATGTGGACACGAACCAGGCAATTATAACGCAATAGATAGAAGTCAATGCTATTTAGTAGATAATGATGTGATCAATAAGGCTTTTAGCGAATCAATGTATAAAAAGAATTCAGATATTGAATACAATGATATAATTAATAATGTTAATAATAAAGTGAGCTACGCACTGATGAAGTTAACACCTAAAGAACTAGAGTGTTTTATTATGGTCAAATGTGAGGGGCTTACTTATAAAGAATCTGCTAGTTTATTAAATTTGAAAATAGGTAGTGTGCAAAACTATATTAAAAGAGCTGAAATTAAAATAAAAAATGAACTTGAAACAAATTTATTTATATAGTGATTTTTTGTCTTATGTTTGATACATATGTAGAAGATTAATTAATCTTTGTTTTGGTCTCCTCCAATTTTTATTGCCTATCTGAGCTATGTCTTAGATAGGCTTTTTAAATTTAATTTTAAAGCAATTAGCGTAAGGGTGTGTGATAATAGTTGGCTAGAATAGAACTTTATGAAAAGTTGGATATAGTAAATAAATTAGGTTTAGTAGAAGGTTGGAAGCGCGATGGTTTAACAGATGAGCAAATTGCTAGAAATTTAGGTGTTTCCAAACATACTTTAATTAAATGGAAAAAGAATATACCAGACTTTCTAGACGCCATAAAAAAGGGCAAAGAGGTATCAGATTATGAATTAGAGAATGCACTTCATAAAAGAGCGGTTGGCTATTATTACGAAGAAGAAACAGTTACTAATAAAGGTGAAGTAGTAAAAATCAAGAAATATGAACATGCTAATCCTACATCACTAATATTCGCTCTCAAAAATAGATTACCCCATAAATATAGAGATAAGGTTGAACAAGAAATTACAAATCGCAATATCGAAATAAACATAGGTGACTACGTTGACGACGATTAAGATTAATATTAAGGAACCAAATAAGATATTTAATAAAAATATATTTGAAATTATCAATGATTACTCACATTTTACTGAAGTTCATTATGGTGGTGGATCCAGTGGTAAGTCACATGGAGTTGTACAAAAAGTAGTATTAAAAGCATTAAAAAAATGGAAATATCCTAGGAAAGTATTATGGCTTAGAAAAGTACAAGCAACTATTACTGATAGCTTATTTGAAGATGTGAGAAGTTGTTTGATTTCCTTCAAAATATGGGACTTATGCAAATGGAATAAAACCGATAATAAAGTAGTGCTACCAAATGGCGCTACTTTTTTATTTAAAGGTTTAGATAATCCTGAGAAAATAAAGTCCATTAAAGCTGTTTCAGATATTGTGATGGAAGAAGCATCTGAATTTACATTAGATGATTATACACAATTAACATTACGTTTAAGGGAACGTAAACATGAGAGTAAACAAATATTTTTGATGTTTAACCCTGTTTCTAAATTAAATTGGGTTTATAAATACTTTTTTGCAAATGGTGTACAAATGGATGGGGTCTTGATTAGGCAATCAAGTTATAAGGATAATAAATTTTTGGACAAAATGACTAAGAATAATCTAGAAGAATTAGCGAACAGAAATCCAGCCTATTACAAAATATATGCGTTAGGAGAGTTCGCTACATTAGATAAATTAGTTTTTCCAAAATATGAAAAACGAATCATTAATACTGATGAAATTAGGCACTTACCATCTTATTTTGGTTTAGATTTTGGGTACATTAATGATCCTAGTGCATTGATACATTTGAAAATTGATATTGAAAATAAGAAGCTCTATATTATTTCAGAATATGTGAAAAAAGGAATGTTGAACGATGAAATAGCTAAACTTATTAAAAATTTAGGATTTAGTAAAGAAGTGATAAGTGCTGATTCAGCTGAACAAAAAAGTATAGCTGAGATTAGAAAGCATGGTATAGGAAGAATTAAACCTGCAATCAAAGGTAAAGATAGCATTATGGCCGGAATTCAATTTATTAGTCAATTTGAAATTATAGTTGATGAACGATGTTTTAAAACTATTGAAGAATTAGATAACTATACATGGAAAAAAGATAAAAATACCGGCGAATACTATAACGAACCTGTAGATACATATAATCATTGCATAGATGCGCTTCGCTATTCTGTATGTAATTTAATTTTTAAAGATAAGAAAACTGAAAATAAAATAGATGATTTAACAAGGATTAGAAACATGTTCTAAGGAAGTGAACTGATGACGATTTACACCCAAGAAATTAACAACACAAAGTTCTCTAAAACAGCAAATAATGATTTTTTAATCAGTAATGTAGAACAGTTATTAAAAGAAGAAGTATTACTTAGTTTGATAAGTAAGCATAAAACTGAACAAGTACCAAGATTAGAAATGTTAGAAGATTATTATTTGAATAGGAATACAGATATTTTAACTGATAACCGAAGAATAAATGATTATAGTGATAAAGCTGACCATAGAGCAGTACATAATTATGCTAAGTATGTCACACGCTTTATAGTCGGTTATTTAACTGGTAATCCTATAACAATTACACATAAAGACGAAATCACAAATGAAAAATTAGTTGACCTTAATAAAATCAATGATGCAGATGCTACAAATAGTGATTTAGCTTTTAATCTATCTATTTATGGTCGAGCGTATGAAATTGTTTATAGAGATACTGATGATAAAGATACATTCAAATTATTAGATAGTAAAAGTACATTTGTTGTATATGACACTTCACTAGATAAAAATATGATAGCAGGTGTTAGATACTTTAATGTTAAAGATTTTGACAATACACCAATACAGAAAATTGAAATATATACAACAAATAAAATTTATTACATCGAAGTAAGAGGCGGTTCTTTCAATTCTATCGATGAAATACCTCATTACTATAATGATGTGCCAATCATTGAATATTTAAACGATCAATTTAAACAAGGTGACTTTGAAAATGTCATTTCTTTAATTGATTTGTATGATCAAGCACAATCAGATACTGCTAATTATATGACCGATTTAAATGATGCCATGTTAGCTATCGTTGGAAATATTGAAATAGATGGTGATGAAGCTAAGAAGTTTCGACAAGCTAATATGGTTCATGTCAAACCAAGTATCAATGTCAATGGTTCAGAAGGTAATGCAGATGTTAAGTACATTTATAAACAATATGATGTTAATGGCTCAGAAGCATATAAAACTAGATTACAAAAAGATATTCACAAATATACGAATACGCCTGATTTAAGCGATGAGAATTTCAGTGGAGTTCAATCTGGTGAATCAATGAAATATAAATTGTTTGGTTTAGAACAAGTTAGAGCTATTAAAGAACGTTTGTTTAAAAAAGGTTTAATGAAAAGATATAAACTATTATTCCATATTCTTAATTTAACTGGTGTACATAAGTATGATTATTCAACCATTGATATTACTTTTACTCCTAATTTACCTAAGTCTTTAAATGAATCAATTGAAGCTTTTAATTCATTAAATGGTGGAGTATCTGAACAAACCAGATTGAAATTGTTACCAATTATTGATAATCCACTTGAAGAAATCAAGAAAATGGAAGATGAACAAAATAAGGTAAAAAAAATTAGTGATAATTCATCATTTAAGGCACCATTTAGCCACGAAAATGAAATGACTGATATAAATGTCAGATAATTTAAAATATTGGCTAGAACGTGCTAAAAACGTCATGGACGCTGAATCTTTAGTTGATGCACAAGCAATAATTGAAATTGAACGTATCATTCTATTGATGTATGCTGAAATTACAAAAGAATTATTAGCCTTTTATGCAAAATATGCCAAAGATACTGGACTGAGTATTCAAGAAGTTAAGAAAATGGCTGATTCATTTGATGTACTAGCATTTAGTAACAAAGCGAAACAATTTGTTGAGCGTAAAGATTTCAGTGAAGAGGCGAATCAATCGCTCAAACAATACAACCTAACGATGAAAATCTCTAGAGAAAAACTGTTAAAGCAGCAGCTAGATTTGATTGTGAAAGATACTAGTTTAAACCTTCAAAATAAAATTGAGGATAAGCTAAGTGACGCAGTTAATAGAGAAGTAAAGAGACAAGCACATATTCTAGGTGAACATGTTCAAATTGATGACACTGAAGTGAAAGCAGTTGTTAATAGTAATTTCAAAGGTGCTAAATGGTCTACTAGATTATGGAATGATATGGAACTTGTTCAAAAGGAAGTTGAGAGGGTAACAAGTCATGTCGTTATTCGAGGTCGACATCCTAATGAATTTGTTTCTGAGTTTAAAAAGCAAACCAATTCTACTTCTTATAACGCCAGTAGATTGTTAGTAACCGAATCAGCACGTGTACAAACAGAATCACAAAAGATAGCTTATCTTAAAGATTTAGGTGAAGATGGCGAATATAAATATGTTGCCAAAATAGATAGTAAAACATCTAAATTATGTCATTCACTCAACGGAAAAATATTTAAAGTTAAAGATATGATACCAGGTGTGAATGCGCCACCTATGCATCCTTGGTGCAGAAGTACCACAGTGCCATATGTCGGCAATTGGCGAGACAAGTTCTTTAAAGAGCGTGAAGGTAAATATCAAGTAGAAGATGACACAACTAAAGATGAATTACAACAAGCTAAAGTATTAGGAAAGAAAATATATATTACTGATCAAGCA